AGCGCGTGCCTGGGCCCGTGTGCTTCATGTACCGCTCCAAACAGATGAGGATTAAATGAACCCTACTGATATACACGGCATGGCGCTGGCGCTTGGGCTGCCTTCTGCGCTGGCACAGATTGAGGCGGTCAAGCAGCTGGTGGCTGAGGCGGTGGCTGCTGAGCGTGAGGCGTGTGCTGTTATTGCTGAAGAATGGTTTTGTGGGTGTGGTCGTGGGAAGTGTCCAGAAGGAGATTTGCGAGCACAAGACATTGCAAATTCAATCCGAGCAAGAGGTGAGGCATGACACAAGATGAAATCATTGAGATGGCTAGACAGGCTGTATCAGAAAAACATGAAAAAGAGTTTGGTACTTGGTTTTCTTGGAAAGAGATTGAAGCATTTGCCAAACTAGTAGCAGCTAAAGAGCGTGAGGCGTGTGCGAAGGTGGCCGATGAGTTTAAAAAGCAAACTCTCATGGAGTGGCCCGACAAAATCGCCGACGCGATTCGTGCAAGGGACAACGCATGACAATCACCCTGCGCACCTATCAGAACACGCTCATCGAGCGCACGCGTGCCAACTTCATCGCAGGCAAGACGAGCCAGCTTCTTGTGCTGCCCACGGGTGGTGGCAAAACAGTTTGCTTTTCGTACATGGCCAGCAAGGCTGTGGAGAAGGGCTTGCGCGTTTGGATTCTTGCCCACCGCGTTGAGCTGCTGGAGCAAATCTCGCGCACGCTCACGTCGTTTGGTGTGGCCCACGGCATGGTTGCGCCCAGCTATCTCGGTGACCGTCATGCTCAAGTGCAGGTTGCTTCGGTGTTCACGCTGGTGCGTCGCATGGACCGCTATGAAGCGCCGGACCTCATCATCGTGGACGAGGCTCACCACGCCATCAGCGACAGCACGTGGGGCAAGGTGATCACAGCTTATCCACAGGCCAAGCTGCTAGGCGTCACGGCCACGCCCATTCGTTTGTCTGGCGAAGGCCTGGGCGATTTGTTCCAGTGCATGGTGCAGGGTCCGTCGATGCGCGACCTCATCGGTTTGGAAGCGCTGAGCCCGTACCGTTTGTTTGCGCCTGCCGGTGTCGATCTGTCTGGCGTGCACACCCGCATGGGCGACTATGTGCGTGGTGAGCTTGAGGCTGCGGTCGACAAGCCGTCCGTGACCGGCGACGCTGTATCGCACTACAAGCGGCTGGCTGATGGCCGTCGCGCTGTTGCGTTTTGCGTTTCGGTGAAGCACGCTCAAAACGTGGCGGACCAGTTCAACGCCAGCGGCATCGTGGCACGCGCCATCGACGGTGCCATGGAGCGTGACCTGCGCTCGGCCATCTTGGCTGAGTTTGCGGCTGGCAAGGTGCAGGTGCTTGCGTCGTGCGACCTCATCTCTGAGGGTTTCGACGTGCCGGCCATCGAGGCTGCCATCCTGTTGCGCCCCACCCAGTCGCTGGGTTTGTACTTGCAGCAGGTCGGGCGTGCGCTGCGCACCTTCCCTGGCAAGACTGAGGCCATCATCCTTGACCATGCTGGCAACGTGAAGCGCCATGGCCTGCCGGACGAGGAGCGGTTGTGGTCGCTGGACGGCTCGGTTAAGAAGCGCGGCGAGAAAAAATCTGAGGTGCCCGTCAAAACGTGCGCCGAGTGCTTTGCCACCGTGTCGTCCTTGGCCACGCACTGCGGCTGTGGCTACGAGTTCCCTGTGGTGGAACGCGAGCTTAAGCAGGTGGACGGAGAGTTGGAGGAAGTCACCGAGGCTCAGGCGGTCAAGGCTCGCAAGCAAGAGCAGGGCAAGGCCTTCACGGTGGACGACCTCATCGCCATCGGTCGCAAGCGCGGCATGAAGCGTCCCGAGCTGTGGGCCCGTCACGTGATGCGTGCTCGCCATGCCAAGGATTTGCGTCGTGCATGAGTGTCTAGGCTGCCAGCGTTGTGAGCCTGGTCCGGTGGTGACGCTCATCGATGGGCGTGTGGTGTGCAACTTCTGCGAGGACTGGCGTGCTGAGTGTGAGGCTCGCCACGTGTTGGCCATGCCAAGCATCCACGCTCGGCGCGAGTACATCGCTGGCATCTCGAAACGACGCGGCGACGCTGCTGGCAACGCGTTCGCTGCGCTGGTGCGTGCGGTCCATGCCCATGGAAAGGCCACCCGTGTCTGAGGCGGACCTCATGCGCTCGATCATGCTGGCGCTGTCCGAGGCTGGCCACATGGTGTTTCGCGCCAACGTCGGTTTGTTCTACACGCGTGACGGCCGTCCGGTGAAGTCAGGCCTGCCGGTCGGTTTCTCGGACCTGTTCGGCTTCACTAGCGATGGCCGTCCGTTTTTCCTAGAGGTCAAGACCGCCACCGGTCGCATCTCGCCTGCGCAGCTGTCGTTTCTCAACGCAATGCGGGTGCGTGGCGCGTTGGCCGACGTGGTCCGGTCCGTCGAATCTGCTCTGTGGGTGTTGCGAAAAGTGCAATAACTATGGTACATTTCTTTCGGGGCTTGGTCTGACTAGCTATCAGGCGACGAAGCATGACCCTGGCGAGTGCTGCCCCACTTTTATCGCCGGTTTTGAGAGCCAGGTATGAATGCACAACAAGAATTTAGAGACGCCATTGCTGCTGCTGGGCTGACACCGCCCGACGAGATCATTGGTGACGGCAAAATCCAGCGCTTTAGCTCAAACGGGAATCCCCGCGACAAGGCTGGCTGGTATGTGTTTCACGACGACGAGCGCCCTGCTGGCCGGTTTGGCTGCAATCGTGGGCAGGTTGATGCTACGTGGTCGTCAAAGAACAAGCGCGAGTTCACGCCCGAAGAGAAGCGTGCATGGCGCAAGAAGATGGACGACGCCAAGGCGCAGCGCGAGGCCGACATGGCTCGTGAGCACGCTGAGTGCGCTGTGCGTGCTGCCCAGATGTGGGGCCAAGCCGAGGAGCTGAGCCACCCGTATGCTGTGCGCAAGATGGTCGGCACCGAGGGCACGCGTGTCCTGAATGGCGAGCTGCTCATCCCCGTGCGTCATGGTCCTGGCCCGTTGGTTGGACTGCAGCGCATCATGCCCGATGGTGAGAAGCGTTTTCTTAAAGGCACGCCAATGGCCGGTGCCTACACTGTGCTGGGCAAGCCGTCAAAGCACGGGCCCGTGGTGATCTGCGAGGGTTGGGCCACTGGTATGTCCATCCGTTTGGCTACGGGTTACTGCGTAGTGGTGGCGTTCAACGCTGGCAACCTTGAGCCTGTGGCCATGAAAATCCGCAAGGCTTTGCCCGAGGCGCTGGTCATCATCGGTTGCGACGACGACTTCAAGACCAAGGGCAATCCTGGCATGACGGCTGGCGCTGATGCTGCCCGTGCGATTGGTGCCATGGTTGCTTGGCCGGTTTGGATGAACGAGCAGACCGGTACCGACTTCAACGATTTGCACGCCGACGAGGGCCTTGATGGCGTTCGCATGTGCTTTGAAGACCCACGTCCACCACGCGACTTCGAGCCAGAGGATAATCCTGGGCAGGTCAATGCGGCGAGTGACCTGTCTTCTGCCGGCGCAGCAGCGGTGGAAATCACAAACAACCCCGCAAGCAGCGGTGCCGTGCTCTCTCAAGCGGTAGCCGCTGCACCCATCGACTACTACGGTTTCCTGCCCGACACGAACGACAAGGGCAAGCCGCTCTCGACCATTGAGAACTTGGCCACCATCTGCCAGCGCTTGGGCATCATCGTGCGCTACAACGTCATCAGTAAGGAGGAGGAAATCCTCATCCCTGGTGCTGGCTTCTCGCTCGACAACCGGCAAAACGCCAGCCTGTCGTGGCTGTTGTCCGAGTGCGCAAAGTTCAAGATGCCCGTCGACCGCGTGCCGGACTACGTCACCTACCTTGCCGACCAAAACCTATACAACCCTGTGGCTGAGTGGGTGACCAGCTCGCCTTGGGACGGTCAAGACCATCTGGCCCAGCTCATTGCCACGGTCAAAGCCAAGGGCGAGGACGCTGACCACCGCATCATGGCCATGAAGACCGCCTTCATCACCCGCTGGATGATCTCGGCCATCGCGGCAGCCTTCCGACCCAACGGCGTTTCAGCCCATGGCGTGCTTGTTTTCCAAGGTGCGCAGTACGTGGGCAAGACCAAATGGTTCAAGTCCTTGGTGCCTGAGTCCATCGGCGTGCTCAAGGACGGCATGCTGCTGCGCCCTGACGACCGTGATTCGGTGATGAAGTGCGTGTCGAACTGGTTGGTGGAGCTGGGCGAGATCGACGCCACATTTCGCAAGTCTGACGTGGCCGCGCTTAAGTCGTTCCTCACCTCGGACCGCGACGTTTTGCGTCGTGCCTATGCCCGTAAGGAGTCGGCGTTTGCACGTCGCACGGTGTTCTTTGCGTCCGTGAACCCGAAGAACTACCTGCATGACGACACCGGCAACCGGCGGTATTGGACCATCGAGTGCGAGCGTTTGGACCACGACCACAACGTGAACATGCAGCAGGTTTGGGCTCAGGTCTACGAGCAGTTGTTCGCGCCTGGCGAGTCTTGGTTCCTCACCGCGTCCGAGATGGCGCTCCTGAATGACCACAACGAGGACTTCACCGTCATCGACCCAATTGAAGAATTAATTACTAATGGATTGAAGTGGTCCGACCCGCGTCCGATGTGGCGGTGGAGGAGTGCCACTGAGGTGATGGTGTCACTAGGAAAGCTGAATTGTTCGAAGGCTGAGGTCACAAAAGGGGGTATTGTGATGCGTCGGTTGAACGGTGAGCAGTCGAAGAGGACAGGGAATACCCGCCTTTTGTATGTTCCTGACACCTCTATGACACCTGATAAAAATAGGAGTCACCTTTGAAAGCTTTGATTTTACTGGCCTCTATCCACTATGACACTTATGACACCTTATATATAAGGTATAGGAATAAAGGGGGAGAACAAGCAGGCGCGAGGCGCGTACACGAGAAACGGGCGCGTAATAGCATTTCTTGTCACAGGTGACATGACGTGTCACAACCATCTGTTGCATAATTCGCATAACTTGAAAAACTTGGAGAGAAAATGAAACCAGAAATGAAACCCAACCTCGGCGTCTACCAGCTTCGTCCTGTCGCTGGCTTGAAGCCGTATGAGAAAAACGCACGCACGCATTCGGCGTCGCAAGTCGAGCAGCTGTGTCGCTCCATCACTGAGTTTGGATTTACCAATCCGCTGCTCATCGACGAGCAAGACCGAATCATTGCTGGCCACGGTCGTCTACAAGCTGCCTTGGCGCTCAAGATGGCCGAGGTTCCTGTCCTCATCCTCACCGGCCTGTCCGACGCCCAACGCAAGGCCTTGATCTTGGCCGACAACAAGATCGCTTTGAATTCTGGTTGGGACATGGCTTTGCTGTCTGCTGAGTTGGCGGACCTGAAAGCCGAGGGCTACGACCTGACGCTCACCGGCTTTTCGCTCGAGGAGATCGACGGGATGGTTGAGGACTTGGAGCCTGAAAGCGACCCAGACGACGTGGGTGATGTGCCTGCTGAGCCAAAGACCAAGGTGGGCGACGTCTACATTCTTGGCCCACACCGCCTTGTTTGTGGTGACTCCACGTCCATGGCCAACCTCGATGCCCTGATGCGTGGCGAGCTGGCTGACTGTTGCTGGACGGACCCACCTTACAACGTGGCCTATGAGACCAAGGCTGGCAAAATTGCCAACGACGACCTGAGCGACAAGGAGTTCCGCGAGTTCATCTGCTCGGCCATGACCACCGCCTATGCCGTCATGAAGCCTGGCGCTGCAATCTACGTGGCCCATGCCGACACTGAGGGTTTGAACTTTCGCGCTGGCTTCACCGCTGCTGGCTTCAAGTTGTCCGGCTGCCTGATTTGGAAGAAGGATTCACTGGTTCTTGGCCGGTCCGACTACCAGTGGCAGCACGAGCCCATCCTGTACGGCTGGAAGCCTGGAAGCTCACATCGTTGGTATGGTGGCCGCAAGCTGACGACCATGATCGACTTGGATCAGGACCGCATGCCGTTCGTGCGTCGTGAAGATGGCCGCTATGAAATCCGCGTGGGTGACTCGGTCATGGTGATTGACGGTTCCGCAACCATCGAGGAAGTGGTACCTTCGGTCATCCGTGAATCAAAGCCCAAGCGGTCCGATGGCCATCCGACCATGAAGCCCGTGGCCTTGATTGAGCGCATGTTGCGCAACTCTGCCCGTCCTGGCGACATCGTGCTCGACCTGTTTGGTGGCTCTGGTTCCACGCTGATGGCCGCTGAGCGCCTTGGCATGTGTGCTCGTTTGTCCGAGCTGGACCCTGGCTATTGCGACGTGATTGTGTCGCGCTATGAGGCATACACTGGCCGAAAGGCTGTACTGGAGAATCGTGATGACAGCTGAAAAATCGAAACTAAAAGTAAAAGTGAGCAGCCGTGGGGGTGCTCGGCCTAATTCTGGCGGTGCTCGCGCGGGTGCTGGACGCCCTGCTTTGGTCCCGACTGACAAGGACCGCAAGCAGGTTGAGGCCATGTCTGGCTATGGCGTGCCCATCGAGCAAATCGCTGCTGTGGCCATGGGTGGCATCTCGATCGACTCGCTGTACACCTATTTCCGCGAGGAGTTGGTGCTTGGTAAATCCAAAATCAACGGCAAGATTGGCCAGACCTTGGCCCAGAAGGCTTTGGCCGGTGACACGGCTGCGCTGATCTGGTGGTCAAAGTCGCGCATGGGCTTTCGTGAAAAGGTCGAGCTCGAGCACACCGGCTCTGGTGGTGGCCCGATTCAGACCGAGGGCACTGTGGTGCTGGAGCCGTCCGAGGCGTACAAGCGTTTGCTTGGCGGTGCGCAATGAGCGACGTTGATGCAATCCTTGCAGAGCGTGGCAAACGCTACGGCTCGTTTGAAGGCCATGCCGAAATCTCGCAGCGCTTGAAGGCGTTGGTGCATCACTACGAGGCTGTGCGTGGTTGCGACCTGGAGCACGACCAGCGTGAGGCGCTTGAGATGGTGATGCACAAGGTGGCACGCATCTTGAACGGCGACCCGAATTACGCTGACAATTGGGTGGATATCGCTGGCTACGCTAAGCGTGTGGCCGACCGACTGGGTTCGAATGACTGACTTCGACTGGCGCAATCCAAACTACGGGCCGGTGTTCGAGGCTCGCATCGATCGCGTCAAGCGTTTGCGTGCGGACCCGACCATCTTGCCTGGCCTTATGCAGTTCTATGCCGACCATCCGGTGGAGTTCATCACCGATTGGGGCATGACGTTTGACCCGCGTAACGTCGAGCGTGGCTTCGAGGCTGTGACGCCTTTCCTGCTATTCCCGAAGCAGGCCGACTTCGTCACGTGGGTGGTTGACCGTTGGCTTGGGCGTGAGGATGGGTTGGTTGAGAAGTCTCGCGACATGGGCGCGTCGTGGCTTTGCGTGGCGGTTGCTGTGTGGATGTGGCTGTTCAAGCCTGGCACTGTGATTGGCTTTGGCTCGCGCAAGGAGGAATACGTCGACAAGCTGGGCGACCCGAAGTCGTTGTTTTGGAAGGTGCGCCAGTACATCAACCTGCTGCCTGCTGAGTTCCGGCCTGCTGGCTACAGCGAGCGGCTGCACGCGCCTGCCATGCGCATCATGAATCCGGTCAATGGCAGCACCATCGTAGGTGAGTCTGGCGACAACATCGGTCGCGGCAACCGAACATCGATCTATTTTCTTGACGAGGCGGCCTTCATCGAGCGGCCTGAGCAGGTGGACGCGGCTTTGTCGCAAACATCCAACTGCAAGCTGCACGTGTCCACGCCAAACGGCGCAGGCAATCCGTTCTATCGCAAGCGTCACGGTGGCCGCATCCCTGTGTTTGTGTTTGATTGGAAAGACGACCCGCGCAAGGACCAAGCGTGGTACGACAAACAAAAGGCGACGCTTGACCCTGTCATCGTTGCGCAGGAAATCGACCGCGACTACACAGCGTCGGTTGCCAACGCCTTCATCCCTGGCGATATCGTGACCGCTGCCATGGCCCGTGGTCCTGCCGACGTTCGTGCTGTTGGTCCGTTGCAGGTGGGCGTTGACGTCGCTCGTTTCGGCAATGACAAATCCGTCATCACGTTCCGACAAGGTCGCGTGGTCTACCCGCCTATCGTGTTTGGCCAGTGCGACGTGGTGGATGTGGCCGGCCGCGTGAAGGATGCCGTCAATTCGTGGGGTGGCAAGGTGTCGCAGATTGCCGTTGACTCTATCGGCATCGGTGCTGGCGTGGCCGACATGCTGCGTCGCGACTTTCCTCGTGGTGTGGTGGTCGATGTGAATTCAAGCATCCGGTTGTCCGATGGTCAGAACTACAACCTGCGTGCCCGTATGTGGCGCGACATGCGCGAGTACTTGAAGAATGGCGCGTCTATCCCGAACGATGGCGAGCTGGCCACCGAGCTGTCTGCGCTCCAGTACGAGTACCGTGGTGGTGAGCTGCTGCTTGAATCGAAGGACGATGCCAAGAAGCGGGGCATCAAGTCGCCTGACCGCGCGGACTCGCTGGCCTTGACGTTTGCGGTCCCTGTGCGAGAATTGGGCGGAGTTCTGCAAACGCATGCAGAAGTGAACTATTCAATTTTGTAGCGAGGTGTCTTATGGGTGGTAGTGCTCCTGTCAAAGCCGTGAAGAAGACGGTAAAAGTTGCAACTGATGTTGTTGATACCGCTGTCGATGTGGTCAAAGACGTGCCCAAGGTTGTTGCGGAAATTCCAAAGGCTGCCATCAATGTGGCCAAGGACACGGTCAAAGGCACCGTTTCTGCTGCGAAGGACTTGGCGACTGGAACTGTGGACACCATCAAAGATGTGGCGCAGGTTCCGATTGACCTGGCCAAGGGCGCTGTCAAGGTGACCAAGGATGCTGTTGGCGATGTGATGGAGGCGATCATCCCAACGCCCAAAATCCCAGAGATGCCTGCAGTTGTTCAGGAGCAGGCCACCTCTGCCGCTGACGTTCGCAGCAATCAAGCCTTGATCGAGCGTGACCGCGCTGATCGTCTTCGTCGTCGTCGTGGCCGTGCCGCGACCATGCTTGTTCAACCTTCCATTTCCGCTGTGCCTACTGGCTCGGTGGCTACCAAATCTTTGCTGGGGCAGTAATCATGGCGGACTCACGCGCAACTGACATTCTCGACAAGCACGAGCGCATGCGTCAGCAGCGCGTGTACTTCGAGCGCATCTGGCAAGAGATTGCCGACCGAATCATTCCACGCAAGGCCGAGTTCAAGCGCCACCGTGGCCGCGTCACTGACCCCAAGGGCGACCGACGCACCGACCAAGTGTTTGACGCTGCGCCTGCTTTGGCGCTGGACCGTTTTGCTGCGGCCATGCATTCGCTGGTCACGCCTCGCAATCAGCAGTGGCATTCGCTGCGTCCACAAAACGACGAGCTGGCTGAGAACCAAGAGGTGAAGAAGTACCTCGAGGACGTGAACAAGCGGTTGTTTGCTGCTCGTTACTCCAGCAACTTCGACAACCAAATCCACGAGTGCTACTTTGACTCTGGCGCGTTTGGCAACATGTGCATGTTCATCGGCGACCGCCTTGGCCGCTCGATCTACTACCGCACCGTTCCTGTCGAGCAGTTGTTCTTCATGGAGAACGAGTACGGCGTCGTCGATCTGGTGCACCGTGAGTTCCCGATGACTGCGCGTCAGGCTGCCAGCAAGTTTGGCAAGGACCGCCTGCCATCACAAATCCGTGATGCTGCTGAGAAGCGACCCGAGCAGGAGTTCTGGTTCTTGCACTGCGTCAAGCCTCGCGAAGATGCCGACATGTCGCGTCGTGATTTCAAGGGCATGAAGTTCGCGTCGTACTACGTGTGCATCGAATCACGCGAGATTGTGAGCGAGGGCGGCTTCCGCTCGATGCCTTATGCCGTGTCTCGCTACGCTGTGTCGTCTGGTGAGGTGTACGGCCGTGGTCCTGCGCAGATCATCCTGCCCGACGTGAAGATGCTCAACGAGATGAACCGCACCGTGATTCAGGCTGCCCAGCTTGCAGTGCTGCCACCTTTGTTGGCTCACCGCGACGGCATCTTGGACGCTATCCGCTTGACGCCTGCGGCCATCAACTATGGCGGTGTTGACGACAACGGCCGTCAGCTCATTCAAGCCATGGACGTTGGTCAAAACGTGAACATTGGCATGGAGATGATGGACCAGAAGCGTGCGCTCATCAACGACGCGTTTTGGAATACGCTGTTCCAGATTCTGGTGGACACGCCCAACATGACGGCGACCGAGGCAATGCTTCGTGCGCAGGAGAAGGGCGCTTTGTTGGCACCGACGGCCAGCCGTATCGAGTCCGAGTTCTTGAACCCGATGGTCGAGCGTGAGTTGGACATTCTGGCCATGGCCGGTGAGTTGCCACCCATCCCTGACGAGCTTTTGGATTCTGGCGGCTTGTTCGAGGTTGAGTACACGTCGCCTTTGGAGCGTGCCCGTCGCGCCGAGGAAGGTGTGGCCATCCTGCGCACGTTCGAGCAGCTGGCTCCCATCGCTCAGGTGGACCCCAACGTGTACCGTCGTTTCAACATGGGCGAGGCTGCGAAGGTGTTGGCCGACGTCAACGGCGTGCCTGCCAAGATCATGTACAGCGACGACGAGATGGCCGAGCTCGATGCTGCTGAGCAAGCTCAAAACCAGCAACAGCAATTGCTGCAAGCTGCGCCAATCGCTGCCAGTGCTGCGAAGGACTTGGCTCAGGCTCAGTCGTTGGCGGCTTCTGCGCCGAATCAGATGCTTCCAAACATCGGGGCGTAATCCGTGGACCTGTTCACACGCTTTTGGAATCGACGCAATGCATACCGCACTGCGTTTGGCGAGAAGGCTGGCATGACCGTGCTGGCCGACTTGCGCGAGTTCTGTCGTGCCGATTCATCATGCGTGGTGGTTGGCAAAGATGGGAAAATAGACACGCACGCCACCGTGCTTGCCGAGGGTCGGCGCGAGGTGTGGCTGCGTATTACTGAAACCCTGCAACTAACCGACGAGCAACTGCTCAAACTGAAAGAGAACCACAATGTCTGA